ATTTATTGTATTTATTGTATTTATTGTATTTATTGTATTTATTGTATTTATTGTATTTATTGTATTTATTGTATTTATTGTATTTATTGTATTTATTGTATTTATGATATCTCTACATCATCTATATTAAAAATTTTATGTTTTTTATTTAATTTTTTTTTTGATATAATATATTGGTGAAAAAATACATTTTTAAATACCATATCAGGTTTATGTTTCGTAACAGTTCTTGCAATCATTTTATATAGTTTAAAATCAGGATATCTCTCTGAACCATTATTTTTATATAAAATATTTCTTTTTTTATCATCATAACACCAATCGGTTATTATTTTAATAATAGGAGATGTAATATTTTTTATATCATCTAAGTCATCAACGAAATAATCATATAATGAACATCCTAATCTACATAAATCAAAGCTTAAATTTGGTTCAAGGCGTGGCTTATTATTATTAAAATACGGTTCAAAATTATATAATGTTGCCGCATCTCCTTTAAAGTCGTAGCTATCGCTACATAAAATATTTCCTTTATATTTATAAATGGCCCTACCAAAATCAATAATTTTAAATATTTTACCAAATGTTGGTATTTTATAATACTTAGAATTGTATTTATAATACAAAAACTGTTTTTCTGTTTCTACATACATAATATTATTTGAATGTAAATCATTGTGGGTGAAACTAAAAAGTTTTTGATATGTGATCAATATTAATATTATTTGTGATACAAATGCCCCTAATTCTTCTTCGGATATTTTGTCATCGTTAAATAGTGAATCTAAAGTATTCTCGCATTTTTCTAAAGCAATTAATTGTATTGGAAACTTAAATAATTTTATGAATATTTCATCTTCTGATAATGTAGAATTTGAAACCGATGATTTGTCCGTGTCGGGATCACAAACAGAACTGGTTTCTGCTTCAGAACCCGTATCTTCCTCGCTATTATTTGTGTTTGATGATCTTGATGAACAAGATGATCCTGAATCGTCAGTTTTAATTGATTTGTTTAAAACTGTTATATTATTTTCATATAAAACATTTGCAGTAAAAATATTTTTTGACAAATCATTATTTATAAATAAATTATCAATATCTGATATCCTCGATATATCTGATAAATTCAATATATTTTTGTCGTCAATATCGTTGCCTATTTTTAAAGGAAATTTATAATTTCTACTATCATAATTACTTACATTTAAATAATATTCATTTGTGATTTCGAAAATGTTATTTTTATTCTTATGAAATATTTCTGATTCATGTAAATTCTCAATATCATCTACAACATTAAAATAAAAATCATTTTTTATTCCTAAAAAAGAACCGTAAAAATCTGTTCCGTGCATAAAGTTATAATTATGTAATAATTGACTTGTTAGATAATAAAAAAAACTATCAACGTAAGCACTATTGTTATAACTATACATATTTTTGGATATACCCTCTTCAATATTATATTGAGGAAGATTTAATAATTCTGAGTGTGATAAATCGTAACTATTTGTAATAAATTTAATAGGGTCTATTATCGGGGAGAATTTAAAGAAAACTTCTTTTTTATATTCAATTGATTTTTCATTTATTATGATTCCGTCATAAATATTATCAGTTTTTTTATTTGTAATGTTTTTTAATGAATAATAGTTATTTAAATTAATATTATCATAATTATTTTCATTAAGATCAAAAAATTTTTTGTAAATTGGTATATAATTTTGTATTTTTTCAATATTTAATAATTTTACATCTTCTAAATTTTTAAATAATGGAGAATTATCATTTTTTCTATAATTAAAGTTCATAATTCTTTGGAATATAAATATAATTTAAATATAACTTATTAAATTGCGATAGAATTAAAATTATTTAAATATTTAATCCTATTAATAATAAATGACGCTCGAATTAAAGAAATTTAGTATGAGTCAGATTACTTTTAAACCNGATGAAAATAAAGGTCCNGTTATTGTATTAATTGGAAGNCGTGATACGGGCAAGAGTTATCTCGTAAGAGATTTATTGTTTCANCATCAAGATATTCCTATTGGAACAGTTATATCGGGCACAGAAGCAGGNAANGGATTTTATGGAAGNCATGTCCCTAAATTATTTATTCACGATGAGTATAATACGGCAATCATAGAGAATATATTAAAAAGACAAAAATCGGTTTTAAAACAAGTTAAAAAAGAATTAGAACATTATAAAAAAACAACCATTGACCCAAGAACCTTTTGTATATTAGACGATTGTCTGTTTGATTCTTCTTGGACCAAAGATAAAATGATGCGTCTACTTTTTATGAATGGTCGTCATTGGAAAATAATGCTAATCATTACGATGCAGTATCCTTTGGGCATACCGCCCAATTTAAGAACCAATATAGATTATGTTTTTATCTTGCGCGAACCTTATATTTCGAACAGACAGAGAATTTGGCAGAATTATGCCGGAATGTTTCCAACATATGAAAGTTTCGCTCAGGTTATGGATCAATGTACCGAAAATTTTGAATGTTTAGTAGTTGATAATAATGCAAAATCAAATAGATTGGTAGACCAAATATTTTGGTATAAAGCAGAGCATCATAACGATTTTAAACTGGGATCAAAAGAATTTTGGGAAGCATCTAAAGGGTTGGACTCCGACGACGAAGAGGAATCGTATAATCCGTCCTCAGGAAGTACTATGCGCGGACCAAAGATTAATGTCAAAAAAAGTCGTTCTAATTGGTAGTTAAACATTCTACTTTTGGTCTGATGCACAAATTACTTTTAATGAAAGTTTCTTTGTCTATAGTAAAATTAAAACTACAGTCGTGCATTTCGGGCAACCTATGTTTCATACAAAACGTTTGGTTGCATCTGCACATGCCCATTGTAGTATCTATCAACTTAATTTTTTTATTACAATCTTTATGATTACATATCTGTTTAGATTTAGTGTTCGTTTTATTAATGTCCTTTTTATTTTCCATTTTAGCAAGTTTTTAATTATAGATTACTTCTATAATTAAAAATCAATTTTAATAAAATTAAAAATTAACCACTATTTTATACACTTGGATTTTTATCAACACCATCACCTTCTGGCGTTGGCTCTGCGACAGTTGGCTCTGTGACAGTTGGCTCTGTGACAGTTGGCTCTGCGACAGTTGGCTCTGCGACAGTTGGCTCTGCGACAGTTGGCTCTGCGACAGTTGGCTCTGCGACAGTTGGCTCTGGGTCTTCTTCAGCAATATTAATTAAAGTTTTGTCTTTATCGCTATCTTTAGTGACTCTACCGAGTCCATTACCATTCTTTTTATCGGTGATAATATTTTCATCATTAAATAATTCATTATGAATATCAGAGACACTTGCGTTTTCATCTAAATTGTTATCAAATGTGTTAATTGTTTTAACACTAACTAAATTACCATCGGCATCAAGCGTTTGAGATAATAAATTACCACTTTCTTCTGCTTTACTAATATTATCCTCGACCGCCTTTTGTTTAGATTCTTTGATACGTTTATCGAATTCTTGTTTAGCATATTCCTCGTTTTTATTTTTCTCGCTCATCAATTCATTTAATTCATCTTCTAAATATTCGACCCTGCCCGTTTTATATGCCTCTGGATGAAACGGCATCCACATACCAACCGGACCGACAAAAACATCGTGGTTTGGGTCAATCTCACGTAGCATTTTACATCTTAACTCCGCTTCTTGTTGACTTGGAAATGCACCTCGAATTTTAATTCCACGAACACTTGTCTGAAAGTTGTTCATTTTATTAAAATTATTTTCTAATTTTTCATCATTTTTATCTATAAAATTCTTATAATCATCCTCAATATTTGTATTTAATAAATTATCTTTTTGATCTTTGATAAATTCATCTAAATCCGCTGTTAATTTGTCAAAATCGACATCGTGTTTAAATGAAATAAAATTGAGAAATTGTGTGTATTTTTCAAATGCTTTAGCCATCTCCCATTGTTTTACGAATTCATTGAAATCATATAAATTTTTACTTTTTATAATTTTCTCTGGAGATAAGAATGATATGCACGCAAATTTTTGTCCGGAAATAGATTTGTCCTCGTCCAACAAGTCAATATATTTGGGATTTTCACTGCCGTCGGAATTCATTCTATGTTCAATATTTTCATTCCTTTCTGTCATTATTGTTTATATATTTATTATTCTTTAAGTTTTTAACTTAGTTATAATTTAATAAAATTTAATAAAATTATTTAAAATAATATATTATTTAAAATAATATATTATTTAGAGTAATATATTATTTAGAGTAATATATTATTTAGAGTAATATATTATTTGGAGTAATATTTTTTTCTTCATTATTAATATAATAATGAATATTGTTGATTTAGTTAATGAAATAAATGTTGAGGAACTTCTTAAAAGAGTGATGAAATATTTTGTTGAGGGTATCATGGTTGCTATTGCTGCTTATGCCATACCCGAAAAGAAATTAAACGTAGAAGAAATTGCTATTATTGCTTTAATGGCTGCCGCAACTTTTAGCATTCTTGACACATACGTTCCTGCCATGGCTGTTAGTGCCCGTTCTGGT